AGAAATGAGAGTATGAAAGATAGCCTACAAGACCTTATAACATATTCTTTAATTTTGTCAATGATCCACGAAGATGAGGCAGCAGATTAAAGGCATATATAAAATAACTAATCCAAAAGGGAAAGTTTATATAGGTCAATCAATTGATCTTAAGCAAAGGTTTGCTCATTATAAAATGATTAATTGCAAAGGTCAAAAAAAATTATATTCATCTTTAGTTAAATATGGTTACGAAAATCATATAATTGAAATAATTACTAAAGGAGATTATAATAGAGACATATTAAACGAGCTTGAAAAGCATTATATACAAATTTACAATTCTTTTAGAAATGGTTTGAATTTGTCAATTGGTGGTAATTCTTTAGGAAGTGGAGAAAACCATCCGTGTTATGGGGAAAAATTAAGTAATCAACACAAAGACAAAATATCTTTTGGGTTGTTAAATTCAAATAGAATTTACAAACCACATACAGAGGAGTCAAAAATAAGGATGTCAAATGCTAAAAAGGGAAAGGCAATTAGTAAAGAGACAATAGATAAAATAAAGATTGCATTAAATAATCTTCCATTTGAACAAAAAGAAAGATTGAAAAAATTAAAGCAAAATAGAATTATAAAACAAGAGACAAGGGATAAAATTAGCAAAGCAAATAGTTTAGGCAATCATTTTAATGCAAAAAAAGTTATTGATATAAATACTAATCTAATATACAGTTGTGCTGCTGAAGTTGCAAAATTATTTAATATTAATCCTGGTACATTGCGACAACAATTAAATGGTCAAAGAAATAATCTTACCAATTTTAAATACTTAAATAATGCGCAACCAAATATTAACTGATTTATACAACTCAAAAGAGTTAAGAGAAGTTATCAATAAGATGCACCCAGAGCATTTAAGGGAAGAATTATTTAGTGAAATGCTATTAGTGGTTTGCAACCTACCAGAAGAAAGGCTGCTACAAATGAACTCCGATGGATATTTGAAGTTCTATGTTATTCGCACCATTTTGAACATGATTAAGTCAAATGACAGTACATTCCATAATAAATTTAGGAAAGTTTATGAGGAAGTACCTAATATAGTAGAAACTCCAAGTGACTTTGAGGTAATGGAGGCAAAGTTTGAAAAGGTGGAGGAATTTCACGATAAACTACCATTCTACGAGAACAACCTACTTAAATACTATTTAAAATATAATTGCAAGGCTAAAAAGTTAAGCAATGATACCGGCATTCCGGTACGAAGTATTTACGAAACCATCTCTAAAATCAAAAGAAAAGCTAAAATGAGCGACTTATTTAACGAGAAAATTAAATTCACTATTGAGTGCGAAATAGACGTTCCTAAAGAATGGGACATTGACCAAATACTTGATGAGCTTGATAAGGTATTTAAAAAAATACAAGAAAATAAAGAAAACAAATTTACTCCTATATGCTACAAAATATCATAGCAACTTTGATTGTAATGGTAGTATGGTTTGAAATCTACCAAGTTCCAAGCTGGAATAAGTATTTAAAAAAGAAGCCATTTGGTTGCGAGTACTGCTTACCAGTATATGCTTATTTAATAATTTCACTTTTGCCTATTTATATTAAAGAGATTATTATAGGTGCATTCCTTTCAGTAATCTTATTTCAATTAATCATAAAATTTATAAGAAAATGACACAAGAAGAATTAGATTTTTTATTTGTTACTCAATTAGATAACTCAATTAGCATTCAATATGAAGTATTGAGAAACCTAACTCAACCAGTATTTGAACAGTATAAAGCAATACACAATAAGTATCTATATGAAAGCAATGATAGAAACAACTGTGGAAGCTGCGTTTTTGAACTTGTAAACCGAGTATATAATTATGCCAATAAATATAAAGAAAGCCTTAAAGTCGCTGAACAACCGAGTGAAGCACCTAATCAAGACAGTACGAATGGTAAGAAATCTAAAAAGAAAGTAGATGCCGGTTTATAAATGTGGAAACGGAAAATATCGCATAGGTAACGGATCTTGCATTTATGATACTGCCGGGAAAGCCGAAAAGGTATATCGTGCAATATTGGCTCAAGGAGAATTTGCAACTAAAATAGTAAGTTTTGATTTTGATGATACTTTAAGTACTGCTAAAGGTCAAGAGAAAGCAAAGCAACTATTAGCAGAAAATTACAGAGTGCTAATTATTACTGCAAGACAAAGCAAGGATAGTAAAGAGGTGTTTGATGTGGCTGATAAATTAGGAATAAGAAGAAGTGATATTTACTTTACTTCGGGCAAAAACAAGTGGGAAACAGTTAAAAGGTTGGGAGTAGCTATCCATTACGATAACAACCAAGAGCAAGTAGATTTAATAAATAAAATGACTAAAACCGAAGGTAAACTATTCAAATGATAAAATTATCAAGTTTAAAGCTCAATCCAGAAAATCCAAGAGTAGTAAGAAACGAGAATTTTAAGAAATTGGTTGAAAGCATAAGGACATTCCCCAAAATGCTTGAATTAAGACCTATAATTGTAGATGAGAATAACATAATAGTAGGTGGTAATCAAAGATATAGAGCTTTACTTGACTTGAATTATAAAGAAATAGAAGATACTTGGGTAAAGAAAGCTACTGATTTTAATGCTAAAGAGCTAAAAGAATTCTTAATTAGAGATAATATTAATGCTGGAGAGTGGGATTATGAGCAGTTAGCTAATGAATGGGATGCAATAGAGCTTCAAAATTGGGGGCTTGATGTTCCTATATGGAATGAAGATAAGGAAGAAGATAATACAAAAGGAACTGGAACTATCTGCCCATCTTGTGGAGTAGAATTTTAATATGCAGAAATACGCAAAGAACTATCTTGAATACTTCGGTTATACAGTAGCTGATTTTATACCTTGTGAATGTTGTGGATCTCAAAGTCATGATTTCCACCACATAGTCCCAAGAAGCAAATTTGGTAAAAACAATAAAGAAGAGCAAGATAGAGTAGATAATGTAATGGCACTTTGTAGGTTATGCCATGTTAGATACGGACAAAACAAGAGATATAACGATTTTTTACAAGAACTACACAATAAAACAATAGAATATCATAAATAACTATGGAGCAAACACCAGTAGAATTTTTACAATCATTCATGGAGCAAAATAGATACTTCATAGGCAATGATTTACTAATAGCATTCATAAAAGCTCAACAAATCCACGAGCACCAAGTTAAAACTGCCTACATTGAGAGTAATAGCTACCAATCTGCAGAGCAATACTTTAACGAAAAGTTTAATAGATAATAGTGAAATAATAGAGAAAATGGCGAACGAACAAAACTTAAAACCATTTAAAAAAGGCGAGGTTGCTAATCCTAATGGAAGACCGAGAAAGTTTGTATCTTTACTCAAGCAGCAAGGGTACAAAATGAGCGAGGTAAACGATGCTATCCAAGTGCTTATGTCTATGACTCTTGAAGAGTTGGCAGATACCTTTAAAAACCCAAACGCAACGATATTAGAAAAGACAGTAGCAAATGCTTTAAAGAAATCTCTTGAGAAAGGTAGCTTGTATTCTTTAGATACTTTAATGAGTAGGGTTTATGGCAAACCAAAAGAAACTGTAAGCCAAGAGGTAACTATTAATACTGTAAATGTTAAGGTAGTAGAAAGTGCAATACCTTTAGCAAGTAGCGAGAATGAGATTAAATAAACTATGGATAAACAACAAAGAGTATTTATATTAGACGATAGATTTGTAACATTTTGGGATGATTGGGCAAAAATAAACCAATATTTAAAAGAGGGTTGGTTAGTGGTAAATTTAAGCTCAAATAGCTCTAATCATATTATTGTAATAGAAAAGGACTTTACCTTAAAATAATGTTCACTACCGGAGTACTTTATAAAGCTAATTTAGATGCTAAAGAGGATATTGTAGTAAATCAAGGGGGTACTTCTTCTGGTAAAACCTACTCTATTCTCCAAGTGTTATTTACTTTTGCAGTAAGTCAGCCTAATTTGGTTATAACTGTAGCTGGTCAAGATATACCTAACTTAAAAGCTGGGGCATTAAGAGATGCTATCACTATTTGGAGCGAAAGCGAAGAGTTAAAGCAATTAGTTAAGGAATATAACAAATCGGATAGGATATTTACCTTTCAATCTGGAAGTATAATAGAGTTTAAAAGCTATGATGATGCTCAAGATGCCAAGAATGGTAAAAGGGACTACTTGTTTATCAATGAAGCTAATGGGGTGCGTTATGATGTATTTAACGAGCTTTACATGCGTACTAAAGTCAAAACCTATATTGACTACAATCCAAACGAGGCTTTTTGGGTGCATGAAAAGTTATTAGGACAACCAAATGTTAAGTTAATTATATCAGATTACAGACACAATCCATTTATAGACAAGAAGTTAGTTGAGAAAATTGAAAATCTTAAAGAGGTTGACCTTGAATTATGGAAAGTATATGCCAGAGGAATGACCGGCAAGATTGAGGGTTTAGTGTTTAGAAACTATACAAGGTGCAGCGAAATACCAATTGATGCAACTTTAGTTGGTTATGGCTTGGACTTTGGGTTTACAAATGATCCAAGTGCGTGTGTTGGGGTTTGGAGGTATAATGGGGAGCTTTATATTAAGGAGTTTGTTTATGAAAGGCAATTAACTAATCCTATGTTAGCTGATAAATTAAAAGAGCAAGGCATTACTTCGGTTATAGCAGATAGTTCCGAGCCTAAATCTATTCAAGAGTTATTTAATTGTGGTATCAATGCAAGTGGTGTAAAGAAAGGGGCTGACTCGGTAAGAGCTGGTTTAAACTTACTCAAAGGCTATAAAATGAATATCACAAACGATAGTACTAATTTATTGAGAGAGTTAGCAAGTTACAAGTGGAAGCAAAAGAATGGCGAAATGCTCAATGAAGTTATAGGAATGAATGATCACGCAATTGATGCTTTAAGATATGTGGCACTTACTTACCTACAAGGTGGGTTTGGGCAATACTCCTTTTCGTAAGGTACTTTCTATTTTTTACCTATTTAAAATAAACTACAACAATTAATTTATGAGCAAAATGGATTGGCACTCCGTGTCCGTATATCAGTTTCAACAATTGGAACAACTTAAAACAGATGATAATTTTGAGGCTATCGTTAAGGTAGTAGCAATTCTATATAACTTGACTGAAAAGCAAGTAGATGCTATGCCTATGAATGAATTTAACAAGAAGTGCAAGGAGATTGAATTTATCTACAAAGAGCAGTTACCGAGCAAAACTTGTAAGTATATCAAAGCAAATGGCAATGTTTATCGTTTTATTCCAGATATAAGAGAAATAAGAGTAGGTGGAACTGGTAGATATATAACAACTAAATACTTCCAAAGAGATGTAGTCCAAAACTTACATAGGATTGCAGCTTCAATGGTAATGCCACAAAAGAAAAGCTGGTTTGGGTATAGAGATTTAAAATACCAAGACCAAGACCACGATATCTATGCAGAGGATATGTTGAGTGCATCAATCGTAGAGGTTTACGGAATGGTTGTTTTTTTTTGCAAAGTATATCTAAACTGGATAGACAATTCAAAGGATTATTTGGAGAGCCTATTGAAAGCAGCGAAGATGAGCCAATCCGAGTCCGAGAAAGTGGTAAACGATTTATGGACACTTATGGCTGGAT